GACTCATCTAACTTAAAACCATATGGAATTAAATTTTCTCTTTCCATTATTTGATAAACCTCTTTAAGAGACATATCTGGTTTAATGATGTTTTTACTAGCAGCAACACGCAAAGCTCCTATAGAATAACCTATGTCACCATCTCCAAATTCTTCAATAGTTGGATTCATAATATCTTGATGTTTGTTATATAAATCCATAGTTACAGTTTGTTTATTTCTTAATCTTTTATTCCATTCGGTAAACTGTTTTATCTTATCAATTATAAAATTAGACTCATCGCCTTTAAAATCTTTTGGTGCTTGATTTATTTGATTTATGATATAATCAGATTCTATACTCATTACTCTTCCAACCTTAACATTTCTTCATTCATTTGTCTTTGCTCGTTTCTACGTGCATCAAACTCTGCTATATCTTCTTTAGCTATTTTTAGCTCATCTGCAAGACGGGTCTGATATAGCTTCTGTGCCATTTCAACCTTTGCTTCTGCTTTCGCTAATTTCTTTTCAAATTCTTTCACCTCTACACGCTTCCTATCGTGCAAGGACTCTCGTTGTGCTGTCTGTAGATCTCCTTTGAGATTCTTTATCTCTTCCATTTGTTGCTGTACTTGTGCCTGCATTTGTTGCATTTGACCAGCACGTTCAAGAACGCCTTCCATGTCAGCAACATCTGTTTGCTTAAGAACCTCGATCTGATCAATAAGACCGCTTTGATATAATTGCATATAATACTCAAACCGTGCCCAGCGATTAGATGGAAGAGTTGAACCTGATAGAACGACCACATCATACTTACCAATAGTGATATCATTTATCTTACCCACTAGATTACCAACGTCATCGTATAGTGGATGGTTTATCTGTAGCTCCAAAGGTCTATTATTTGGTTGCATCAGTCTGAACATCTTCTGGTCTGTATAAACATACTGGATAAGTCCAACCACTACTTTCGCTAATTGGTTTATGCATTGTTCTATGTCATCTCTTTTTGATTTTATACGTCTTTGACCATACTCATCTAAAGCGATCGTTCCTTTGAACGTTGCTGGAGCACTACCTACATCACCTTGCATCATAGCATAGATACCTAGTATCCTTTCTATGTCTGCTCTTGCATCTGCTTCATTCTTATAAAGTTCGTTTGGAAGAGGAACAGGGCCAGCTACAATAGGTGTACCAAGTTCAGGATCATACTCTATGACAGCTGTACCAGCTTTACCCCACTCTGCTTCAAGATTTTTCTTATCCATGCTGCCACGTGGTATCAAAAGCTTTACATTCGTAGAGCTTGATGCATGTGCAACTATCAAAGAACGTATCTTATTAATATACTCTTGTAGACCTTTCACAAGCCTTACATCACTCATAGGGTAAGGATTACGGTTGAATCCATTCATAAATGGTACGATAGGATATTCTTCAACAGGTAGGTCTACCATAAATAATTTATGATCCCCAACACTGACGCATTGATATATCTGCGTCATCTCTATCTCATTGACCATGATCTCATTTGATTCAATGAGGGCTTCTTTTGTCATGACGTCAATAGTAGTAGTTGAATTGGGGATCGCACCTTCATGCTCTTCACCAGCCATAGGCGTTGGTTGACCCGTCATAGGGTCGAGCATAAAATGAAATTTTTCACCAAACTGTTTATATAATTCTAGATACTGACTTACATTGGCTTTGTCTGTAAATATATTTTCTCCATCCTTATTGGTCACTACGACAACAGGTTCTTTCTTGTATTCATCATAGTCTGCTTCACTAAGAACCTTTTGTTCATTGCTTCGTGGGTCATATATCTTGTAATAAGGACGTTTTATTTTTGTAAATCTTTCAAATAACTCTAACTCTCTCTCATCTGTGATGGACTCACCACTCATACGTTTTCTTAAAGTAACATCTTCGTTCTTTAAGCCATATCTTGATTCTGCTACATTGTTTAGATAACTGGTCTCAGAGCTTTCACGAATGATCTGTTCAAACTCAGGATACATGCTGATAAGCTGTGTCTGTGTAACGATCTTACCAACAATGATATGAGCTGCATCCCTACAGAAAGGGTCTTTACTGCTTGGATCTATAAATAGTTCTAGTGGATCAATGGATTGCACCTTGACCTCACCAGAGCCAAAGTCGGCATCGGGATCTATATAAGCCATCATAACCCCCATGCCTTTTACATAGTAATCATCTATCGCCTGTTTTAACTCTACATTGCCACTAGATTGATCCCAGATGTAAGCCATCAGATCGGAAAACATCCTGCCGACCTTAGCATCACTATTTTCTCTTGCTGTCGATTGAAATTTTGGATTGTTAGCAGTAAGCATGGCTTTCGCTTGTTCTACTGCACTATATACAACATTGACCACAAGTGGCTCTTGCG